TATTAACTAATTATGCCAACAAAAACATGAAAATACTCGACACACATTTAGGCAGTGGAAGCAGCGCAATAGCCGCTCATTATTTCGGCTGTGATTTTGTGGGGTGCGAATTAGATACCGATTATTTCAATGCAGCAAAGGAACGATTTGAAGAGTCAACCAAACAAACTACGCTATTCGACTAAGGATATAACTACTTATTAACAGGCAGATTCGCCCTGATAACCTGATATTAGCCAGGTATTCGGGGGAATTTGCCCTGTCTTTTTTCGTGTCTTTCGTGGTCTATTCTTCTGTTTCTTTCCAGAGCGGCTCACTAAAACTGACGACGGGGGCATTCAATACGTTATTCAGCTCTAAAAACGGCTGTTGCAGTGCGGTGACTTCAAGATCGTAATACACTTCTTTGATTTTATTCATATCACCAAAGCCCATGCCTTCTGGAATTACGCCGGATAATCCCGGTTGCATTCGGTGCATGGCCAGCATTTCACGCTCGGTGATACCTTTGATTTTTTCATAATCATCTTTGGTGCCAATGTTACCAACAGGAATAATCTGTACAGGCTCTCTGGCATTGGATCGAGCGATATTCAAATATAACGAACGGCCATTACCCGGCCCTTTGCTTTGCTTGATCTGGGTTTCTATCGCTTTCGCTGTGTCGTCGTCTATATCCGCATCATTAGTCACCAAGATATAACCCATGTGCTGACCATTCAGGATGTATTTGCGGCGGAAAAGGGTCATATCTTCGGTGAGTAGCACTGACTGAATTCCCCCAAGAAATTCTGGCACGCCGTAAATATCTTGTATCAAGTCATATTCTAGCAGGTGGATAATTTCATCCTCTAAAAATTCTAGGTTTGATCCATCCGGCATGATCTTAAAAAATTGACCTGGCTGTTTCCCTCTGCGCATAGTGATTGATGGCTGGCTAATCAGTTTAGTCACTGTACCAAAGCGGTTGGTGATCTTTTGTAGATAGCCGTTTCCAGTCGCTATATAGTTAAGCACTAGTTTCCTGAGCTCTTCGGCGCTTAATAGCGAGCTGGGCTCATACCATTTGAGCACCATGTTCTTTTTAAAATGCAAAATAGGCCCGTGGTAGGCATTCGCCCCCATCAACTTTGCCAGGCCGGTTAAATCAATCGGTGGTTGATAATAATCCCCCATAGTATCGAGATAAACCCCCAGGTAACTGACCATTGAAGTATCTAATATAGGCTCTGGATCACCAAAACTAAACGCCATACTTCGGCTCCGCTCAGTACGGGTGCTTTTGCTTCGGCTCCGCTCAACACGGGTGCTTTTTTCTGCTGTCTTTGACTGATTTTGGGTTGCTTGACTGGTTTTTGATTTACTCATTTTTTTTATCCTGTTTTAATCACTAAAAACGGCGGTGGTTTTTGATTTGTTCACAGCGATGGGTTCATACATTAACGCATGCATGATTGACCACGCCACATCCGCGTGCCCTGCGTCTGTATTTCGATTGGCGGCGTAGGTAATCATACCGCTGTTGGTGGTGGTTTTACTGATCATCATAAAAGCTTGAGTAATCACTTTATCGCCGCTTTGATATTCAAATCGTCCATTCTCTATTACGTCGATGGCCTTCATGACCAATTGCGTTTTTGTTTCCAGCGAGTAATTAATCGGTGTCGCTCTTCGATAGAATTGTTGTACCAATTCATATACCCCATATCCCATGCCAGTGACATCAATCCCGATATGCTGCACGTTGTGCGTGTCACAAATATCTTTTATCCGGTTCGCCTGGTACTGGAAATTTTGCCCGTGATAATCCAGCGCTGCCAGTACCCGCCATTTATCCCCAGGCTTAAGTGGAATAGCCAAAATACACAGGCTGGCATTATCGCGAGAGCGTGATGGATCGTAACCGATGGCGACGGGTTTGCTGGCAAAGGGTCGCGCGGCTTTGGGGTTGTAGTCGTCATAATCTTTGATGGCATAGCAGCTCATCATGGTGCCCAGGCTGAAAATGCTTTTTGCATCGTCAATAAACTGGCACATAAATAAATTAAGGAAATCATCCTTAGAATATTCAGTTTGCAGCTCATCGATGTCAAATAGCTCACATCCCTGCGCCTCTGCATCTTTTACCGTAACGATATGACGCCACCATTTATCCACGCCTAATGCGCCGTTTTTTAGGGTTTTGTGGCTAATATCAAACTCAACTTTGTCTTTGTCTTTTTTATGCCGATTAAAATTTTCCCCTGACCACATGGGATGCGCTTCATGACTGATTGCCGACGGCGTACTAAACAGGGTACGCCGCCATTTTTTATGTGCGGCCATACCTGATGCGACTTTCCACATTTTTGCAAAGTTGGGAATCCAGAAACACTCATCTACATATAAATGCCCATGATAACTCTGTGCCGTGCGTGAATTGGTAGACAGAAAGCGCATTTCCGCACCATTAGACAAGGTAATAGTCCCCTGGCCTTTCAATTCCAGCTTAAAATATTCGAGGGCAAAGGCAATAATATAAGCTTTGAATACTTCAGCTTGATCTCGTGAGGCAGAAAGGAATATCTGATTTTCGCCGTTTCTGATTGCGTCGTCTAAAGCTTCAAAGGCAAAGTAAAAGGTGGCTCCAATCTGGCGGCTTTTTAATATAAAGCGGTTTCGTCGGGTGAGTGAGTCGTTTTTTCTGGCAAACCATTCTTTTTGATAATCAAAGAACAACTCTTCACGCACTTCATCCAGATTTTCCTCAGAAATATTGGAAATATCATTTTTTACTTTGTACTTACCCCGTTTGCGCGGTTTTTTATCTGCGTTTTCGTCGTGCTCGACATCACCATAAATAGGGATTGGCCTGGCTGTGGGGATAAAACCTGTTTGTATCGCTTTAGCTTGTGCAAAATCCTTTTTTAAGCGTCCGAAAGTTTTACAAATACGGTCCAGTTGATTGAGCTGTGCGCTAGTTGGGTCTTCCAGCTCTGCAAGGAAATTTATTTTTTTAGCGAGTGATGCTTCAACGCTATCATTAGCTGCGCGTTCGTCCCAATTACCCAGATTTTTCCACTTGGTAATCGTACGGGCATCAACATTCGTTTGAGCCGCTATATTTTTAATCACCCAACCTTTAGCATAAAGCGATTCACAATTGTCTTTTATTTCCTGGGTGTGTCGAGGCATGATTTATTATTAACGCTGGGCGTTGTATTGAGGTTTGCGCGTATTTTAGGGGGTATTTCACTATAAATAGAGTACTCGCATGAAATGTTCTTCATGTTTGATTTATATAGGAATTCTTAGGAATCATAGCGGTTGATTTAGGCGTGTAATCCCCTAGAATTACGCGTAAGTTTAATATAATTTTAGGTGTTATATGGCAGGTACAAAAACGGACTGGGTGCGTATTGGTCGCAGCGGTGAAACGATTGATGGTCGAGTGATTGAAGCGCAATGGTTAACCCAGGCGGCTGATAATTACGATAGATCGTTTTTTTCGGCGCCGGTCTGGCCCGGTCATTCAACCTGGTATCGCTTAGGCACGGTGCATGACCTTAAAGCCGAAGCGAATGATGAGGGCGGCGTGGATCTTTACGCGATCATTGAGCCTAATGAATATTATCGACAGGCAGTGAAAGCAGGGCAACGTCTGCACACTAGCATGGAATTACGACCCAATTTTAGAAATAGCGGCACTTGGTACTTACAGGGATTGGCGGCCACGGATGAGCCTGCCAGTGTTGCGACGGCTGAAATGCAATTTTCTCAACAAGGGGAACATGCAGGCTCTTTGTTTACCGGCTTTGTAGAAAATCAGCAACATAGTTTTAATGAGGATCAGCCCCCCGGCTGGTTTACTAAATTTTTTAAAAAAACCGACGAGGATGAGGCTGATATGGCTGATAAAAAAGAACTGGAATTATTAAAGGCGGCAAACGCGGAGCTACTGCAAAAGATTGAGCAGTTAAGCGCGGGTGCTGATGACGGTGATGACAACAAAGGCGCAGATGATAACGCTGTTGAATTCGCCACGGCTAAAGATTTTAATGAGTTAAAAGACTCGGTAAAAGAATTATCCGATTTGATGGCGGGTAGCTCTCAGGCGGATGCATTAAAAAAGCTGTCTGAAGAGATCAAGGCACAGGGCGAAAAGCTGGAAGCGGCTTTGAAGGAAGAAAATGGAAGCGAATCCGGCGAAAATCTGGGTGATGGCGTGAAAGCCAGCGATTATCAATAAGGGATAACAACATGAACTTAAGCGCACAAGCGAAAATAATTTTATTAGAGCATTTCGTGAATACCGCGAAAGCTTACGGTATCGCCGCAGCGGACCCTAAAGTGGGTCAGGACTTTGCGGCTACCCCAACGGCGGCTCAGTCTATTTATAACAAGGTAGTTGAAGACGGCAATGATTTCCTACGCTCAATTAACTTGATGCCGGTATCTGAAATCAAAGGCGAAAAAATAGGTATGAGCTTAAGCGGCAGTGTCGCCAGCCGTACCGATACATCAGCCGCAGGTGAACGGACACCGAAACATTTGAACGCGCTGGATACACAGGTGTATGAATTGTTTGCAACCGAGTTCGATGTGGCGTTGAAATATGCGTTGATTGATGCCTGGGCAAAGTTTCCTGATTTTGCAGCACGTTATATGGCGCTGGTTCGCCAGGCTATCGGTAACGATATGTTAAAAATCGGCTGGCTTGGAACCTCAGTGGCGACAGATACCGTAGCAGCTGATTTATCCGATGTGAATATCGGCTGGTTAGAATTGATTCGTACGTTTAACGCTGGGTCACAGTACGTATTAGGAGCGGCTGGATCAGTCACTTTGGGCGGTGCAACGTTTACTAATCTTGATGTGTTAGCCAAGTCAGCTAAAGATTTATTGCCGGTTTATCATCGTGAACGTGATGACCTGGTGTTATTAGTCGGCTCTAACGTGTTGTCGTATCAAGAAGACACGTACTACGAAACCAACGGCAATACACCAACGGAAAAAGCGATGTTATCCGGCATGATTACCCGCGCTTATGCTGCAATGCCGACTATTCAGCCCGCCTTTTTTCCAACTGACGCTATTCTGGTCACGCCATTGAGTAACCTATCTATTTATTATCAAGATAGTTCAGTACGTCGTTTACAGAAAGATAAGCCTGAGAAAAACGAAGTGCAAGAGTTTAACTCGGTTAATCAAGGTTATGTGGTTGAGGATGAGGAGATGACGGGTTTTGTTGAAGGCATTGAATACGCCGCTTAACGAGTAAATCATGAATCTATTAAGGCAAATAAAAGCCGCGCAACTTGAGGCGGCTAATATTAATCAGGAAGATCAGCCGGAACA